GAAGTTCTTTTTGAGCATCCAGAAGTTCTGCCTCAAGATCAGGTATTGTGGGGTTGTCCTTGGTGCCTAGTCTCCAGCTTATCCAATCATCGTTTAATTTCTGCCCTCTCAGAAACATCTGATGGAAATAATTGTGACCTTTGGGTGTTCCCAATATCCATGCTTTGCCTTTGTAATCGGTGAGAGTGGGGCGAATATCTTGCTCCCATTTAGTTTTTAAATCCCTAACAACGGAAGCTTCATCAATGATCACTCCATGGTATTTTCGACCACGACCAGCGTCTGGTTTTTCAAGGGACCAAAAGTCGATTCGTCCTCCATTGATTAAATGCACCTCTCTGGTGTGCTTGTCTGTCTTAGAAACAATGGGTCCAAGTTGGCGTGTGATCTCAGTCCATTGCTCTGACATAAGCTTGTAGGTTGGAGAAAACCAACCGTATGTCTTGCCAGCAATTCCTGAAAATAAAGCAATGTGGAGTCCAAGCGTAGTTTTACCGAAACGTCTCCCACACTGAAGAACATTGAAACGCTTTGCATGGTTTAGGATTTTTGCCTGACCAGAATGAGGTTCAGGAATGTTAATGTCTTTATTCAATTTTCAAGCCACTTGGGAAGTGATACTTCTTTTCCTCCCATGGTAATGTTGACTGTAACCTCTCCTGAGTTTTCAACTTCGACTTGCTCCTTCATTCCGCAAAAGTTCTTCAGTGCAAATTGCAGAAGTGAATCACGATCTTCCTTGATTGCCCTTCGGAGTAGCTTCATGCGTAAGCTTTGAGAAGTCTTTGCCTTGCCCTTGCGATACTCAGCAGCAAATTCAGAATCAGGTTTCACAAATTCACGATTTACGGTCTTCACTGAAATCTTAAGAATTCCAGCAATGTCTGCCTGAGTTAAACCTAATTGACCAAATCCCTCTGCCATTTCAATCGGCAAGGGTTTGTAAGGTTTTCCAGCTTTGCTGCTTTTCTTGGCAACCGCTCTTTTCCCATTAGTTTTTGGGGTTCTCATTTCTTTTTATGTGTTTCAGGGATTATTTTAGGGACTGTCTGATTCCAGTTTATTCTGTGGTGTATCCTCCTATTTTTTTGCCCAATAATTTCACTTATAGATACGCTCGATGGGGACAGAATCACTGTGTAAAATGATTTTACATACGTTCCATTTCTTAGATATTCTTCAGTAACACCCCCTGCATTTGCCTGTGTTGGAATCTGATTAATGGTAATCTGATTAGTAGTAAAGAAAAGATCACCTAGCCTGCCATGCAAAACATAAGTATTTACATCCTCATTAAGCCTGCCAATCCATTCTATCGGATGCTCATTCTTCAAGAAGAACGTATTCATTGCTTTTCTTTTAAGCTTAATAGAATCAGCTAATCCTGCTTGATCACCACCTAAATAGTCCCCACCTTGCGCAAAGCAAATAGTCTTTACATTTGTTGACTGCATGAACTTAACCATACATTCAAAAAGTGAATCTAAATCTTTGACAACTTCACATTTATATTTTAACTCGTTATCAAACCTAAATGAAAAACTAGTGTAGTCATCATCTAATACTAAGTAATTTGATAAATTGTTTTTATTAGCGATGTCATTGCATGCATTTCTTGCAAAAACAACATTTCTTCTGTGATTAAAATTATCAGAGACTAAAAATTTGCCTTCATAGTCACGTTTATCAAAGACATGCAAAATATCACTAAAGTTATCCTGATATGCTTGCAACGCTTTATCTTCATTATCTACAAGCAAAATTACCTGACCAGTATATCCGCAGTTTTGTAAAGTTTTTAGTGTAACAACATTATCAGGTCGACCATGTGAAAGAATGATCACTGCAAAGTTATCTTTATTTTTGCTTGGCATAAAGGTTTGCTATTTCATCTGAAAGCTTAACAAATCCATTTTCAATAGCCTTATCAAAATCAATAATGACTAATGCAGATTGTTCCATTAAATCCTGAATTTCTGGATCAGCATGTGAATAATACTCAGCGATACGATCGTATTTAAAAACACAATGTCTTGTCGCTGCTGCTTTGAGGAAATCTTTTAACTCTTCAGGTGCTTTTGACTTTTCTATTTTTTCTGTTAAATCTGCTTGTTTCTGTGAATCATAAAGCTCATTTATTTGAGGCTGCTTTTTCTCTTTTGGTTCATAAATTGGAGCTTCGATCTTTCGTGAGTAGTTTTCTGAATCACTTGTATTTTCTTCATTATCCCAATCAATCAGCATTTTGGGATCGTATCCAGTAACCTCCAAATCAAAATCATTAAATACTTCATCAACAAGTAAATCCTTTAGAGCGTCTTGATCAGCTTCGGCAAGTTCAGCAATGCGATTATCAGCGATCATATCAGCAACTTCAGATGCTTCATCCTTGTAGTCTTGAACATCGACAGGAACCTTTTCTGTCTTCAAAAGCATTGCGGCAGCGAGCCGACCATGTCCCTTTACAACAAACCCAGATCGCTTTGAAACTGTGATTGGGTTTCTCCATCCTTGATGCTTGATAATCTTTGCAAGCAAACGGATCTGCTCGGCTGGATGTGTATTGTAATTGCGTGGATGCTCAACCAATGAGGTTGGATCTCTTAGCTCAGTGTGTGAACAATGTATCTTTATTTTCTCGCCCATAATAATTTGCCAGCACTGAGCTTCATTTTTGCACCCATTGCTTTTTTAAGTTTCTTGAAAATACCTGAATCCATTCTCTTTTCAGACACACTCAGTTTTTTATTGAATGCTGATTTTGGTGAACGGATCTTTTGATTTTTCTTTATCAATCCAAGAGACTCAGCCTCACGCCTTCCAACCTCCTGCACATCCATTTGACTATTGAAACCCCAAGGTCCATGAGGAACACCAAGCCCACCAATTTCTTTTTTATTCATCTCAAGCCAGAATTTTGTGTCATCTTTTCTTCTGACTGCTCCTTCAAATCGCTTGTGCAATGGTCGAGGTTCTTTGACTACACCTGTGCGGATAAATCTCCAAGCTGGATAAACATTTGTAATTGCAGGATCAACAGACGCTTCAAAGTTACCATATCCATATGAGGATCTGATATTCGTATCGTAAACAAGCTTGAGCCTGCGATTGGATGAAATGTCCCTTGTCTCTGGTATGACTCCACGATCCCCCCTTCCAACTCCTTCAGGCAATGGATCACCCATTCCTTCAGCAATAGCAAAGTCTTGCATTTTCTTCACAAAGTCTGCTCTGCCTCCTGTTTTAAAAGCAATTGATTTTACGCCATCTGGTGAAATGACTTCTTCTTTTGTTCCCAGCATAAAATCCTCCAACATTTTTTTGGCAGATGACAGGAATCTTGCTGACGCTACCCTTGACGCAAAAAAAGATCGGTCCCGTATGGCAGCAGGAAGTGCTGCCCACTGCTTTGAAGTCATACGAGATCCGATCTCTTTTCTTGTCTTTAATCTTTTAAAGGCTTCTTCGAATTTGATTGGCTTTACATTATAGCTCATTAAAACGGAATATCATCCTCGGTCACCTTGGGCGATTCATTTCTGGAAGCATCTACTGGAGCTTGTGCAGAATATTGAGATCCCCCATTAATCTCCAAAGTTGCATTGCCAAGAATCGGCCCTCGTTCCCCTTTGTCTCGTTCTTCTTTTGGTATGGACTGCACGACCATGTGCGTGTCACCGTATTGCTGATTAGTTGATTCAAACAATACAAGGTCCAGATAGGTTCCTTTTTCCCCTTTGAATAGGTATTTTTTATCAACTTTTTCGACGTTTATTTTTATTCGGTTCATTTTGTTTTTTCTGTTCTATTTTTTCTTGTTTGTGGTTTGGTAAAAAGAATTTCTGATTTGTTGTTTCAAATAAGCCTCTGCCCCTTGGCATTCCTCTGCTATCAAAAAACTTGTCGCATGCGTCATTGATCATGCGTATGTCACCTTTTTTTAAACCGAAGTAATCGGCAGCATACTGATCAAGATCATCTGGCAAGTCATCGTCCATCAAGTGTCTTTGAGCTTCTGCCTGATCCCTTGGAGGTAATACCAGAGATCGAGAACTTCCTCTTCTGCATGGTCGATCAGGTTGGGCTTTTCCCAAAGATTACCCCCGTGTTCTTGCTGACCTGCCATGTATTTGTTTTTTGCAAGGATCTGAAATCTTTTAAGTGCCTGATCCATGCTCTCTGCTTGCTCTTCGGTAATATCTGAATTCATAAGACAATTTTATTTGGTAGCTGTTTCGCCAAAAATTTTAAATACCCTTGAGGATTCTTGTCGAGCTTATTGTCAAGAATAATGATTTCAGTTTGAATTGTCTTTTTAGAAAGTGAGTGGGGAGGACCATCACCCCCTCCCCCATATCTCAGAGATTGATGGTATTTTACTTTTAGTTTTCAGGTTCTACACACGTAGGCTGAAATTGTTTCTCCACCTCATTTACCGCCCTGTTCAGCTCTCCGTGTAAACCATCATTGTCATAGGATCTTGGGACGTAGCAAAGAACTTTTCTTACCACTTTGCAAAGATTTAAAACATTATCGTTTTCCATAATTATCATCTTTTCGACATTCTTTGCAGTAAGGTTGTAGACCGTCCCTGACCCCACTTCGCTTGTGAAAAGCTTTATCTGATTTAATCTTGTTGCACAACCCGCATTTTTTTGTCCGCTCTTTTGTTGGCTTGATCATTTGAATATTCCCCCTTTGAATATCTCTTTTTAAGTTTTGCAATGTTCTCCATCAATGTTTCAATTCGGGTCAGGTTTAAGGATTGCCTTAACCCTTCCATGTAAAATTCCAGATCACCAAGTTCTTCAATCACGTTTTCAAGGTCAAGAGGCTTTTGGTAAATTGCCCATTTCTTGATTGCGTCAAGCAACTCCCCAGCTTCCCCAGCAATGCCAACTGCCATGTGTAAAGCATCAGCTTGTTCAGGTTTTAATTCGTTAATAATTTCTTTTGATGATTTTTTAAGATCACTGACCAATGTTGAATGTTCAAAGTTACTCATAATTCGTTTTTAAATTTTGGGATTGCTACTGATTCAATTCTTTTGATTCTCTCTTTTAGTTTTTTATCAAAGGTTAAAAGTTTTTTGATTGTCTTGTCTGCATAATAAGCAGATCCACTGGTCTTCCCAAAGCGTGCAGCAGTGTAATGCATTCCAGTGTGTGTATGCTTTAAAACTAAATACATGGCAACCTGTCTTGCTTCAGAAATTGGATGGATTCGACTTGTGCCAATAATCTCAGTTGCTCCAATCCCATAGGCATCAGCAGTTGCATTGATGATAGGCTCGACGATGATCATATTTTTTTAAACTCAGTTAAAGGGATTTGAATTACGGGTTCAAAATCTGCTGGATCGTTTCTGTCTTTTCTGCCCCCTACACTCCAATCGGCTTGACAATTAACCAGATCAACATATCCAAGGTGATCAGTCCACTGAACGAACATATAAACAGGCAGGCTGCTTGATCGATTAATTGCCTGAGCGCATATCTTTTTGTTCGCAGCAGTCATGAAGGTTGGATAATAATCCATTGAATTGCTCCTTTTCCGAAACTCAATGAACGAGACAACTTTTGCATTTCTTACTGCTGCAAAGTCGATGTGAAAGTTTCGTGGGCATTTGACAAGGTTACACAATAAAAGTTTTTCAAGTGATCTGGCAAAATCTTGCTCATGTTGCATTGTTGTTCTGTTCTCGTAGATTGGCCTCATACAGCACCACCCATTCTCTTGAGCCAATTGGTCATATCAGCGTATTGATCCCTGACTGGTTTGTTTTGATACAAGAAAAGTTGCATTGCTCTGAGAGTTCTCCAGCAGCCGTGCGGTCTTTCCCAAACCATGGTGACGAACATTTCATCAAAAATAATGCTGGCAGATCCGTTCATTCTACGAAGTGCATCACAATAATTTTTCATGTTCTTTCTGAGATTTGCCATCAATCCCACCTCCTGCTTTTCAGTCAGATTTGAAACGCCATCTTCGGTTACCCTCATAAGCTCGACCGCAATCGCTTGCATGCCCTCCTTGCTGTTCAAATAAAGTTCCCTTGTAGTTCCACAATTATCGCAGCAAAGACCCTTGAGAGCCATTTTTACCACTTTCACACCTAAATACTTTTCTGAATCATCTTCATCTTTGTGAGTCTGCCATTCTTCATATGCATCTGGATGTATCACTGCTTCAGCCATGCGACCGCAAATCCTGCATGAACGCACCTCTTTGGGCCAATCCTTAGAATCAACTTTCTTTTTTGCTTTCGAGGTAAAGTTTTTAATCCCCCATAGTGTATCATCAATCATATGTTTCTGCGTTTTGTTTGTTATTTTATGCTTAAAACTGCACTTTGCTGATCAAATCATGCTTAAAACTGCATTTTGCTGATCAATCCTTGCTTAGTCTCCTTAATAATTCGTCGGCTGATGCTCGTTTCCTTTTTGGAGCATTGCCTTGAGTTTTGATATTCTGTGATCTTGTTTTCCAGTTTTGAAGTTTTGACTTCCAGTTTATCAGTGCACCGTATTTGTTTAGCCAATAATTATTGTCATTGTGCCAGTTAAAGAATGACTCTGCCGTTTCTCTGAGTATCCCACGCATTTGGGCAAGATCCCAGACTTCATCCCATGTTGGTATTTCAGCGGAGCGACCATTCTCTCTTTTAGAGATAGTTTCTTCTGCTTCTTCTTCTGCTTCTTCTTGTCTTAACTCTGTTAACTCATTCTTTACAATCTTTACATTGTTTACGCCTTTGTCCTTTGCGCGATACTTCTTCATATAATCACGCATGTATGCCCTTCGACTTTCAGCAGTTTGCTGTTCCCTCCATTTTTTGCCATTGATGATGAAAAATCCTCCTTCGATCTTTTCAATCCTTCGTCCCTCAAAGTCACTTGTGCGACTGTCTGGATCTGGCTCAGATAAGATGTGAAGAGACTTGACGCAATCCTCTCTTGTTACCCTCGCCAAGTGTGCAAGACCACCCACAGACGCCCTGACAACGTAATCTGGACCCATTCTGGCAAGCATTGTTATCCATACAATTCTTGTTTTGTCATCCTCATTCCAAATGCTGGAATCCGTAATGTCTGACCATAGTTTAGTAAATCCACTCATAGTTTATTATTTTACTGTAAAGTTTACATTAGTAAATCATTTAATCCATTTAACATGGAATTTTAATTTTGGGGATAAAAGTTCCCTTGACCTGTTTTAGTGAGATGCTACCGTGAAGACTCTGACCCCCATAGGTTAGTTGCTACAATCAAAGTCACCTTGCCCTCGATGTTTGCTATTGCATCGGGGGCATTTCTTTTGCTTTTAAAAGCTCATTAATTGCTTCAATTGCCTCTTCAGTTGTGGTGACAATAATTGCATTCCCCCTCCACTCCTGATGCCATTGAATCTGCCTCTTTGTTAATTTCCCTTTTTCAGTTTTAATTTCGATCAGGATATTAATTCCATTCCGACCAACCAGAATATCAGGGCAACCTTTGCCAACTGCTGAAAGGTCTTGAACGGTGCAACCAGAGGAACGCAACCCCTGCACGATTTGCTTGTGGTTCGCGTCCACTCTGGCTGCTCGTCTCATGGCCTTTTGTAAATGCTGGATTCACGTTTTTGACCATCGTAAATAAAGGTCACTACATCCTCACCAAATAATCCTTCGCTGATATTCAATACTTCAACATCATCGATTGATACGTGAAGATTCCCGATTACGACATATGCATTTTCCTTATTTTTCATTTTCTTTTTCTTTAAAGATTTACCGCAACCTTTTGCCAGCTATTTTTTAGTATGTTCAGTGATTGACAATAACCGCCTTGTATCTTGCCACTTTCATCCATTGTAGGAAGCTCAAGATAAAAACTATCAGGACTCTCCTTGTCATTATTTATTTCTTTTGCAAGCACATCACATACATCACCAACTTCATCAACGTGAAACCACAAATCTCGTTTGTTACGAGCTGAGATAATGGCATAACGTGCGCCACTGCATTTTTTCCCCCAATCAATTAGAAATAATTTCATTGGGTTGCCCTCCATACTGCTGATTTGTTTCTGGTTCGATTGGTTCTCTCAATCCAACCTTCTCTTGAGAGTTCTGAGAATCTGCCTGACACTGTATTGAGCTGCCGTCCATTTCTCTCAGCATATTCTTTTGCAGTGATTCCTGCATCCATCGCTTGCCTGACTGCAACAAGAACCTGTCTTCGTGTTTCTGCCATTCTTGGAAGTGCTGATTCATATGCTTGGATTGATTGTTGGTTTCCTCCGTGTTTAGCCTGACAAATATCATTCATCGTGACCCCCTGCAATCCATGGCAGCATTTTTTGCAAGACTGCATCCGTGAGATCCAGATCGTGTTTAAGATAATCAATTGCTGCTTTGGGGTTACTAATAAACAAAGTGGCGAAATGCGCTCCTGATCCTGATTTGCCACCGATACCAAGCATGGTGCAAAGCTTATCGAGGCTGATTCTTTGCTCTCTGTTTCCGCAGCACCAGACCTCCATAAGATCAGTAAACTTATTAGGCCAATATCTATTTTCTCGCATAGGAGTCCCAATGGTTACACCGTGAACAAGTGACCTTCGAAAGAGGAATGGAAGATCAAAACCATGTGAGTTAAATCCAACCCATTTTCGTGTATGATCATTGGTTGATTGATCCCAAAACCATTGAAGCAATTCTTTTTCTGATAGATTGCGTTGATCCTGAATGACCGTCAACCCGTCTTCATTTTTAATTCCGATTGCAAGAACCTGTCCTGTTCTGGCATCGAGTGCTGCTTTTTCAAACCATTTTGTTTGCTGCTCTTTAATTTTTGCTTCAATCTTTGCTTCATCCTTCCAGTTTGATGGGGCTGAAAACTCAGGCATCATGTCTTCCAGATGCTCAATTGGCAGTGGACCTGTCTCAATATCAAATACGTTGTAATTCATGCTTTTGTCTTTCTGTTTTTTGTTTTTGTTTTTGTGTCTTCAAACACAACATTGTCATCATCATCTTCACGCTTTTTTTCTGGAAGTGTTCGGATAGTGAAATAGGTTTCACGATTTGATTCACCATCCTTGATGGAAGTAAAAATGGATCTCAACTGATTCAATCCATCTTCATCAATCGCATCCAATTTGTAGTTGAGATATTCCTCCAGCATCTCCACTGAAACGCTGATACTTGTAAATGCGTTGACCATCTTCCTGCATCGATCTGCGATTGGTTCAAGACCTTTGCTCAATGTTAAAGTGCATTGCCGTAAAGCTTCCTCAACTATGTCAGCAGGGATCACATTGAGGATACAAGCTCTCATTCGTCTTGCTCCCATGTTTGCGACAAGCTCATAAATATCACGCTCGTCTGTAAGTTTCTTTGGACCTTGCTTGGTATCCCGTATGTGTCGCACCTGAAAGACTGTTGTCCTTTTAACATTTGTCTCCATATCCCAACAGTATGCCATGACTGAGGATTCACCACCTGACCGATCCAGCTCAAGCAATCCAAAATCCATGTTGCCCCAATTCTGAGCCAGAACCTCTGCAAGACGTATGCTTGGGCCAATCACCATTCCACCTCCACGGGGATATGCATACGTGGCCTTTTCAGCCAGCGTTTTGCGCTTACAGGATTCCATAATATTCCTAAATGCAATATTCTGATCTCTCGGAAACCTCTTAGCCACTGCCATCGCTGCTTGGACTTCCGCTGCTTTGCGTGACTGCTCAGTGCTTATCATCGCATTAGGGGTTGACGCTTCTGCGGAATTTGATACGTTCAGATTTAGCAATTCGTTGCTGTTTTGTTTATTCATAGTATATATTTGTTATTCTGTTTTCGGTGGTCCTTAATTGGGCCACCGTTTTTTTATCACATCAATTGATCTTGATCAATACTTATTTCAATACGGTTTTCTTTGGTCTTGGTCCTGCAAGTTCATAATCCTGCATCGCTTCCCGAATCGCTCCCGACAAGGTTTGACCATGTTTGGCTGCTGCTTTTTTCCAACGTGCCTTGTCTAAGGCTTCGACTTTAATCATTATGTTTTCTCGTTTCATTTTCTTAGTTTGTAGAATTTGTGCTGCCCGATATGTGCAACTGGTTTTCTGTTTTTAGCCCAATACGGTGGACTGATTATTGTTGAGTAATAGTGGTCCGCATATCCCACTTTTTCCCTGTTCATCGCTTCGATGTTTTCCTCCAGATACAAAGCCCATGCTGCCATGGGTGATTTGTAAAGATGCTGAAGATCCGATTCTGATTTTTGATTCCAGCAAGAGAATTGTTTGCGCTGAAGGCAAACCTGCTCAGGAGTTAAACCCCTATTAATTGCCCTTTGATTAATGACACAAGCGACTGCTGCCATCCC